GCGCCAATACCGCCAATGCTGCTAACTTCACTAGCACCAGCAGCCCATTGCTCAAGGTTGTCAAAGCGTATAGTAAGTGCTACTGTAGCCGCTTCGTTAGTACCATAGTTCATATCACCGTAATCTGCTTGTGTTAAGAAACAACCATAAAGGTTAAATGTTTCTAAAATGTTTGGTGCTAGATTAGCGTTACCACCATCTAGTACCTCAATGCGTGTTGAGAATTTATAATCAACACCACTACGTGCAGAAGCCTGTTCAACAAAGTCGAATTGCTTCTGAACCTGCTGACCAACTAGTTTCTGTACGAAACCACTTGCATCGTCACGTAGGTTAAGTGTTACAGTCTCTAAGTTATACTTACCTGCTAAGTATACCTTTGAGTTGTAAACATCTAATGTAATTTCTTCAAAGCCCACTTTAGGACGACTGATATCAACTACTTGTTTTGTTAATTCTGTTGCCGATTCAGCACCGAAGTTCAGGAGTGTTACCCTAAAACGATACTTGAGTTTTGGCATTAACAATACTTGGTTGCCGCCGTCTAATGGAACTCCAAAGTTGTTAAGTGAAGTAATAGGCATCTTAAATTTCTCCTGTGTTCTTAACTCTTAGTGGAATGTAAATGAATTCAACTGCCTTAACAGGTTCAATAGCAATGTCTACGTATAGTTCATTTCTATCAATTCTGCTTGGAGTGTTGTTAGATTCATCACAAACAACTGCGAAGTCATATAGTGCTCTCAAGCCAACTAACTCAAGTAGTAAGCTCTCGACTGCTTGCTTAATTTCGTCTCTTGTATTCTTATCATTTGGTTCAAAGATATAAGGACGAGCAAGTCTGTTTAACTGTCCACGTAAGTAAACTACCAAACGTGCAACGTTAATTCTGTCTAACGCACTAGCATTCTTACCACGTGTCTTCTGACCGTAGTTAACAAGACCAACACCATTAAAGAATGTAATTGGGTTAACTTTTAAGTCATAAAGTGTATCACGTTGTCCTTCGTTTAGTGCTACAGTTTGGAATTCACCGCTAATGCTGTCAATGTAACCAACTGCTGTTGCGTTAGTAATACCACCACGTCTTGTACCTGCTGGAGCAAACCAAGGATAAGAAACGTTATCACTTAGTGCAATAGTTCTTAGCATCATGTGTGAAGCAGGAACTGCTGCGTTTGCGCCACCTAAGTCTGTTGTAAATCCATTTGGATAAAACGTTGCTAGGTACTCGTCGTATGTAACAATACCGTCATCGCCGTTATCAAATACTAACGCTTCGTTAGTACCCCATCTAGTTAAACTAGTTGCGTCTGCTGGTAAACGGAATGGAGTGTCGCCGATTACAAATGCTGTTAAGCCTCTGTCAATGTTTAAGTTAACCAAGTTGCTCATTACTTCTGTATAACCAGGAGCAGCAATTAAGTTAAAGTTACGACGCTCTTCGTCACGGACTTGATCGTTAGTATCAACTACGCTCTTCATTGCTTGAATAACAACACTACGTTGTGCGTGTCTACCAAATGAACCTGCTCCATCTTCTCTGTTTGGAGATGCAGTAATCCAACGGTCAGTTGCATAACTAGTCATTGCTTCGTCTTTGAATCTAGTGTTATCGTTAGTTGTGTCAACATAATCGTTAACAAAACGCTTAACGTTACCACCACTTCTACGTAAGTTCCATAACAACATACCCTTAGGATATAGTGCTGGATCTGGAGCATCTGGATCTAAATAATCTTTACCAGCAAGTTCTGTTAAATCGCCTGCTGTGTCGCCAGTTGCGCCTGATGTGCCGTAACGTGCATCTGCAAATAAGATGCCTTCGTCTGTTACTTGGTCTGTAATATCAATCTCTACCCAACGTTCTGCTGCTACTGCTACGCCTGGTAGGTTAGCATCATACTTGTAAATGATTGGGAAGTTTTCAATGTCTGCTGTGCTTACCCAAATGTCACCGGTTTGTGTTACACCGTTAACATATGGATTTGATGCTGCAACAATTGGAAGATATCCAAGTTCGTCTGTGCTACTGTGTGCTCCTTGGTATGGTGAAGCACTAGTGCCTGAATCAGTACCGTCTGATCTGTAACCAACCCAAGTAGTACCATTGTGAATCATAATATCTACATCGCTAAACTCTGGATTGTACCAAAGTGTTCCATCTAATGGATCATTTTGTGGATCATCTGAACTAGCAAAATAATAATCGCTTGCTTCAATTGGCTGCCAGTTAGTAGCAACGCCAACACCGCCTGCAAAAGTACTATCGTCTGTAACACCTGCTGCTACACCGTAGAAGTTTGCTGTTCCAGTTTCAGTACTAATATTGTAGTATGGGAACAATGTTTGAACAACTAAACCTAAATTATCAAACATTCTAAAGTCACCACCTGCTTTGTGTGAAATTGTAATTTCGTATGTTGTACCATCAACGCTTGCTTCGATATAACTTAAACCGCTTGCGTTAATTGCAGCAGCAATCGCGTCTGCGTCTGCACTGGCTGAGCTTCCGCCTAGTGTAATTGGAATTTCAACATAACTTGACATTCCTCTTGCGCCAACTGTTGATTCGCTAATTGAAATTTCATAATTACCGCCTGCAAGTGTAACATTACCAAATGGCTTAGATACAATTGTTGTTGCGCCTGTGTTTGCTCTCTTCCAAATTCTAAATTTAGCAGTTTCTGGAGTAGTGTCTGCACCGCCTCTTTCGTCTGCATTTGTTTGTACAAATAAAGCATCTAAAGCAATTGCTTCGCCGCCGCTACTTCTGTCTAAGTAGTAGATAGCGTCGTCTGTAGTAGCATAAATTGGAGCATCATATGCAACCCAACTTTGTGTGCCTACTGAATACTTGCTTGCTCTCCAACGTGCGCCGTTGTTTGGTTCGGTTGTTTTAACCCAAACACTGCCTGTTGGACGATCTTCGTCTGCTGTTTTCCACTCTGGAATATCTGTGTGTGGAACTTGCTCTAGTTGTGGGCAATTAAATGTACCAGCATCGATACCTAATTCTGTATCGCCTGTACCAATTACAATGCTTCCATCGCTTTGATTTGTGTAACCATCTGAGTATAACCAAAGGTCACCTTCAACTGCTCTTGCTGTAACACCTTGAATACCTAAGCCGTTAATATAAACTGCTAGGTCTGCAACTGTTGAGCCTCCTGCACTTGCAGTAACAACACTTGTACCATTAATAGTAAATGTGTTTGATTGAGCATAGGATGCACTAGTTCCTTTAATAGTAGGATGACTTGCTTTCCATGCATTGCTTCCTACTTGTACCCAATCACCTGCTGTAACTGCTGTACCGCCGCCTGCAATACCGCCGTTACCCGCCGACTTGTACCATAATCTAATAGATGCATTTGATGCACTGAATACAATTGCGTAATCGCCTAAAATACCTACAGCACCTTTTGGTGTGTAAGGATCTGAACTACCAAATTTATCTGAGTTATCGTCAGTTAAAACAATTGGAGTTTTAGCAGTAAAACGCTGTCCGCCAACAACGGTTGCTGGTGAAGCATTCCACTCATGTATTCCCCAAGTGGTAGAGTTTGTATTGACCCACCAACTTCCGTCGTTTGGATTCGCTCCCGGAGCCTCTGCTTGTCCTTCTAATTGTGCAAGGTCTACGTTAGCACGAACTATAAATGCTGCATTTGAAACACCTAGCAAACTGTATGCTGCTAGTAGTCCGTATTCATTTAATTCTGATCCGTGAATTGGTGTGCTACTTGCTGTCTTCTCGAAGAAAGGTACTCCGAAAAGATCTACTAATTCTTTCTGTGAAGTAACTTTATATACTGTTCCAAAGTTACTTGCTAATGTCGCAGTGGCTGCGCCCGTGCCCGCTGCATTTGTTTTATTTTCTTGCGTTGCTACAACTAATAGCGGAACTGTTCCCGGTGCTGCCGGAGTGTAAAAGCTCTCGTCTACTACTGTAACCTGTACGCCTGGTGATGTTAGTGCCATTCCCATATCTCCT